TTTTTGTTATAATGGAATTAAACATCAGTGAACTAGATGATAATATGTACAACCAAATTCCTGAAAACAGACCCATAAAGGTTGTTAAAAGCACAAATACAAGGGAAAATGTTCCTACTAAATCAGCTATAAAAAAAGTAGTAAGACCTCATGTGCCTGAACAAAAACCAAAAATCTCGTATGATGAAATTTTATCAAAAATGGGAATGTTTGTTGCGGATGGTCAACTTCATTTGTTAGATGAACAGCCAAAACAAAAACAACAACAATTTAAACAACAACAACAGCAACAACAACAACAGCAACAACAACCTATACAAAATATAAATCCTATTTCAACACCTCAAAATAGTTATATTTATAATAAATATTTCAGTAATGAGACGCAAAACGCGGACATAGGTCCAAGAGTGCCCAGAAGTTTACAAGAATATAGAAATATGTTAGTTCAGGATATTTTACAAAAACAAAGAATAAAGCAAATAAAATCAACTAAATTAGTAATGCCAAATTCTAATATACATTTTGCTCCATATTCATCCCATAATATGAATAAGTTATTTAGCTTTTCTAATCGTTAATTTTAAAAAAATAATAAAAATTGAAAAATAAAAAAATACATTTAAAGATACTAATTACAATACAATATAACAATGTCTAAAAGATATAACGAATCATTTATTGATTTATTAAATAAATTAAGTGAAATAATGATGAAGCATGGTGAGCCATTTCGCGCTAAAGCATATCAAAAAGCCCAAGATACTATTTTAAAATATCCCAGTATTATTACATCTGTTCAACAATTAGAAGGGTTGTCAGGAATTGGACCAACTATAATGGATAAATTAAAAGAATATGTTGAAACTGGAACTCTACGCATTTTGGAACAAGAAAAGACCAATCCAATTAATATTTTCACAGACGTTTACGGTATTGGGCCTAAAAAGGCAGAAGAATTAGTAAAGGCAGGTGTAAAAACGATTGCTGAATTGAGAACAAGGCAAAATGAATTATTAAATGAAATACAAAAAATAGGGTTAACATTTTATGAAGATATTCTACAAAGAATTCCGCGCTCAGAAATAGAGCAGTACAAAATAATATTTGAAAAATGTTTTGTAAAGCATAATGAAACTGATGCTTTTGAAATTGTCGGATCTTATAGACGAGGCGCCGCAGATTCAGGCGACATTGATATTATTATAACAGGTCTAACAAGTCTAGCATATAAAAAATTGATTGATAATTTAATAAAAAATAAAATTATTTTACATGTATTATCAAGTGGACCATGTAAAACGCTCGTAATTACTAGATTGCCAAATAGTTCAGTTGCGCGTCGTGTTGATTTCTTATATTCGCCAATAAATGAATTTCCTTTTGCTATTTTGTATTTTACTGGATCTAAAGTATTCAATACTATAATGCGACAAACAGCGTTAGACCAAGGTTACACATTTAACGAGCATGGAATATATCATTTGACTTCAGATAAAAAAAAAGGTGAACAAGTTGCTGAGTTATTTTCAAATGAAAAGGCGATATTTGATTTCTTGAAACTGCCATATAAGACGCCTTTAGAGCGGACCAATATTGCCTACACGGATGTAGGAGGGAGTCAAACTAGCAGCCAAAATATAGCACCTACATCTCTGAAGGAGGTTCCCTACACGGATGTAGGGACTACAAATTTGAGTGACAAAAAAGCGACACCTACATCAAAAAAAACAGTGAAAAACAAGACCCTAAAAAAAAAGAATATTATTTTAATAGAAAAAGATGATGACAATAATAACTGTATCCAATTGCTAGAAGAATTCTCAAAAAAAGGCATTTCTGTTTTAAATGCGCTTGATCAAGATGAACTAACAAATATGCTTCAATATGCTTCCAAACAATATTATAATCATATCCCTGTTTTAACTGACAATCAATTTGATATTATTAAGAATTTTATTGAAACCAAGTTTCCAGCAAATAAAGTTACAAAGGAAATTGGTGCGGAAGTGGAGCGCAATAAAGTTATTTTACCATACGAAATGGCTTCTATGGATAAAATTAAACCGGATACAAATGCTCTTTCAAATTGGTGTCAAAAATTTGCGAAACCTTATGTTTTATCATGTAAATTAGATGGAGTTAGTGGACTATATTCTTTTGAACAAGGGTCTACACCTAAATTATATACACGTGGAAATGGTACTGTTGGTCAAGATGTTAGCCATCTTATTCCTTATCTAAAGTTGCCTTCAAATAAAAACATTGCTATAAGAGGCGAATTTATCATTTCTAAGCAAGTGTTTCTTACTAAATATGCTAGCAAATTTGCGAATATTCGCAATATGGTAGCTGGTATTATTAATTCCAAGACTATTATTGATGCGGTCAATGACCTTGAATTTGTCGCATATGAAGTCATTAAACCTGTTTTGAAAACAAGCGAACAATTGGTTTTAATTAAATCATTAAATATGAATTGCGTTCTTTACAATTTAGAAACTAGCAATCTAACAAATGAAAAATTGTCTACTTTGTTAGTTGATTGGCGTTCAAATTATATGTATGAAATTGATGGACTTATTGTTACAAGTGATAAAATTTATCCCAGAATAAAAGGTAATCCGGAACATGCGTTCGCATTCAAAATGGTGTTATCTGATCAAATTGCGGAAGCTATTGTTACTGATATCATTTGGACGCCCAGCAAAGATGGCTACTTGAAGCCACGTGTCCAAATTGAACCGTTAAACTTGGGTGGGGTAAAAATTGAATATGCGACCGGATTCAATGGCGCTTTCATTAGAGACAATAATGTTGGTATTGGCGCGACAATTGAGCTTATTCGTAGTGGCGATGTTATTCCTCATATAAAATCTATTATTGTTCCTGCTCCAAATCCTAAAATGCCTGATGTACCTTATAAATGGAATGATACCAACGTAGATATTATTTTGTTAAATGTAAATGAAGATCCTGTTGTAAAGGAAAAAAATATTACTGGTTTCTTCAAAGGTATAGAAGTGGATGGTCTAGGTGGTGGAAATGTGGCAAGGATTATTGAAACAGGTTATGATACAGTTCCAAAAATAATAAATATGAGCATAGCTGATTTTCTAAAAGTAGAAGGTTTTAAGGAAAAGATGGCTTCTAAATTGTATACCGGAATACAAGAGAAATTAGAAGCGGCTTCTTTAGTTTCAATAATGGCTGCCTCTAATATATTTGGTCGCGGATTTAATAATAAAAAGATGGAACTTATTTTAGAAGAAATTCCTGATATTTTGATTTCATCTAAAACGATTGGGCAAAAGATAAATGCGGTTACTGATATTAAAGGCATGGCTGATAAAACAGCAACCACATTTGTTTCTAAAATTGAGGAATTTAAATTATTCTTAAAAGAATGTGGATTAGAAAATAAGTTACAACTAACAAAATCAGAAACCGAAGAAACAATTAATGCTGCAAACCCATTGTACAAGAAAACGGTCGTTTTAACTGGAACCCGTGATAAAGAAGTTCTCAATATATTAAAGAAAAACGGAGCAATTCAAGGCTCAAGTGTGAGTAAAAATACGTTTATGGTAGTTGCTAAATCAGCAGACGATGATACAGGAAAAGCAGAAGAAGCTAGAAAATTAGGCATTCCAATTATATCGGTAGAACAATTTATTAAACTTTATTAGCTAAATCATTGTGTTCAACAATTTTAATATTATCTTTACTAAAATAATTATGAACTTGAATTAAAGTCCATATGAAAAATGCGACGATTAATAATCCTATCAAATAATGCATTAAATCAAAAATATCTATGGGCATTTATATTAAATATTTACATTTTCTTTTTTATAAAATTATATAAAAGATAATAAAGCTTTTTTATATACATAGTATATAATGTTACAACTATTGTTATTTACTCTTTTTGCTAACAGTATTGCTACCGGATTAAGAGGTTCTTTACAAGATGATTACGATTCAGATCAAAAGGAATTCATGTTATTCAGAGACCGATTTAATAAAATGTATACTTCCAATGAAGATTTTTTCGCTCGTTTTGAAGTATTTAAGGCAAATATGCGTTCTATTTTAGAACATAATTCGGTACCTGGTCAAAATTTCACTCTTGGACTCAACCAATTTAGCGATTTGACTTCGGAAGAATTCAAGGCATTGTACATTAACAGCGGCTACAAGAAGGTATCTTCTGTAGAAGTCGGATCATATGGTTGTAAGACTTATACTTCTACTGCCACATCTGCCACCGCTTCTTTGGATTGGCGACAAAAAGGTGCGGTTACTTCGGTTAAAGACCAAGGCCAATGCGGTTCTTGTTGGACTTTTTCTTCTACAGGTGCGTCTGAAGGTGCTTGGGCTATTGCGACTGGTAAACTTATGGATTTATCTGAACAACAGCTTGTTGATTGTGCCACAGGTGTAAGTTACGGATCCCATGGATGTAATGGTGGTCAAATGGAAGGTGCTGATAAATACTTGATTGCGAATGGTCAGTGCTCGTTGGCTTCTTATCCTTATACCGCAGCGGATGGTAAGTGCCAGATGTGTAGCCCTGTTGCACATTTTAGCAGTTGCTCTGATGTGAAGCCAAATGACCAGGTGTCTCTTAAAGGCGCGGTCACTTTAGGCCCTGTGTCGGTTGCAATATCTGCTGATACCCGATATTTTCAGTCTTATACTGGAGGTATTTTAGATTCAACAGCATGTTATACAGAACTTAATCATGGAGTTCTTGTTACAGGTTATGGTACAGATAATGGAAAAAAATATTGGACAGTGAAGAATAGCTGGTCTAATACATGGGGAGAGCAAGGTTATGTGCGTATTTTACGAACTGACTCAACTAATGATGCGGGCATCTGTGGAATCGCGATGCAACCAAGCTTCATTTCGGTTTAATTATTATTTAATAAACTATATAAAATTATAATTTTATATAATTTAATGGTAAAAGGAACATATAGTTTTGAACATTTACAAAATTTTTGTAATGAAAATAAAATAATTTTAATTAAATCTTATGATGATTGTAAAGTAACTAGAGATACAATAATTGAAGGAAAATGTATAAATAATGATTGTGATATTAATTTTAATAAAGTTTT